TTAGTCCCATTCAGCGTCGATTGATTCAAATTCAATGTCTTCGCCATCATAACAGATCAGCGCAACGGCTTCTTCGTAGTCGCTGTATGCTCTGTGTGTGTAAACGGCTTCGGTAACATCACGGATCTTGTGACCGACGATTGCTTTCAGAAGATTTTCGTCAACTTTGAAATGCTTTGCGCATGAAATGAAAGTGTGACGTGCTTCGTGCGGGGTGTGAGTGATTCCGAGAAAACGCATGACCTTTTTGAAGCGTCCGCGATACTGATCATATGTCATGAACTGGTTTTTCTCATTCGGGAACAAGAATTTGTTTTCTGGGCTGTAGTGATCAACAACAAGCGAACGGATCCGCGAATGAATCGGAACGATTCGATCGGTTCCAGCTTCCGTTTTCATGCCGCCTTTTATACGCCAGCGTTCAAGATCAACGTTGCAATTCTCAATCAGTAAGACTTCCGAAGGACGAAAGCCAGTATACAAAGAAAATAGAATCATGTCTGTCACACCGAAATCACGAATCTTCCACAAACGCTGGACTTCACTATTCTTGAAAGGAATACGCTTCGTTTTGTCGCGTTTTCCGACTTTCTGGACGAATAGTGCGCTGTAGTCCTTGTCAACAATTTCGTGAATCATGGCGTATTTGTACATAAGATTGAAAAGTGACTTCATACGCCCTTTTGTGGCTTCGCCGACGTCGGCGTCTTTGATTACACCTTGCAAATGACTGACACGAAGATCACACATTCGCACGTCGTAAATCGGGGAACAATAATTGTATGCCGCTTTGTACGATCTGGCAGAAGAAGGATTCTTCAATGTTTCATAGTATTCAGCAGACCAGAGATCATACACGCCAGAAAAAGTGATTTTGTGGGCTTCAATGTCATAAGGATTTTGCAAATAATTGTTCAAAGCAGTTTCAGCTTCGACGCGTGTTGCAAAAGTTCCGATCGACTGGTAGATCTGGCGCGCTGATCCAGTATTCGGATCTATCTGCCAGCCCACAGTGATTCGCGCCCCGAAGGGCTTGCGACGTTTGCCGCCTATCTTATAGACAGATCCGTCGCCGTTAGCTCTTTTCATTGCCATAGACAACACCTTCTTTCCGAAAAATGGGCGCAAAAAAACAAGCCCGTTTTTCATTGTTTATTTGAAGGGCTTGTGCTATAATAATTTTTGCGAAGAATTAAATAGCAAGCCCGTTCAAAACGGAGATTGCAGCCCGTCATGTGTTACCAGCACAAGGCGGGTTTTCTTTTTAATCAATATATTTTATTTTCATTTCAGCACCGAAGTTTTTGCCTTGCCCGCCGCCGTATACGTGGAAATAATCAACCACATAGCGACGATCAATATTTTCTTCAAGGTACGGAACGAATTCTTTCGGGACGTTACCGACAACGTATTCGCCAGCGTAGACATAATATGCAGGGCTGTCGTTGTAAAAATATCTTTCAAGTCTGACTTCATATTCTGAATCATACGGCGGATCTTTGAATAATATCTTCCGAAGAATGGATTGTCTGGATCGAAGTTTTCCGCTTTCATTTTCGAAAGTAACGCCAGCAATAGGAAATTCAATGCTTTTTGTCTTTTGTGTTTCTGGAACAGAAGATTCGGGAGCGGGAGAAGCGGCACCAGAATCAGAACCAGAGGATCGGGCGCATGATAAAAGAATCAACCCGATCACAATGCAGGCAATGCCGTTCCCGACGCCATACTTCATGAAACCGACAACGCTTGAAATCATACAGCATATTCCTAAAAAATAAAGTATAATCTTTTTCATTTTAATCACCTATTAAATTCTATTTGTATCAAATTGTTCCTCTTTTGGTATTTTATGCCATTTTTTCTGCTTCCCCTTTTACATATCCGAGATCGAGAAGTTCTTCGGCACGTTCCAGAAGCTTGTCTTTCCCTTTTTGATTCATAGATCTATATGTATTCAGAAGTTTTACTTCATCTTCTGGAAGTTGAGCATTATTTTTGAAAACACCACACATTTCATTCAAAGTCACATCAAGAAAGTTACAAATCATGAACAATGTGTCAATATCTGGGGTGTATGCGCCGCGTTCCCAACCAGAAACAGTTGAAACGCCAATGTCAAGAAAGTCAGCAAGTTGTTTCTGCGTAACCTTCCGCATTTTTCTATAAAAAAGAATATTTTTCTGTATGTTTTCTTTCAATTTCTTTTCGTTCTGAATCGTCATATGTGCTATCCGTCCTTTCTTAATTTGTATATTACCACAGCATTTCACTACTTTCAATAAAAAAATACAGAAAAACAGTAAAAACATATTGACAATACAGAATGGCAGTAGTATCATGCAAATATACAGAAATGCAGTACATTCAAAAGCACAGAAAGGAAGTGTGAAAATGATAGGCGCGTATCTGAAAGCGTACATGAAAGAAAAAGGAATAAAACAAAGCTTTATCGCTGAAAAGATCAACTTGTCACCACAAATTCTGGGCGCAATGCTAAACGGACAAAGAAAAATTGAAGTCACGGAGTTTTACGCGATATGTTCAGCAATGGAAGCTGATCCGACAGAACTTGCAATCAGCGCAGGAATTTACAAGGTGCAGCAGGCGACAGCGTAAGCAACACAGCACAACCGACGAAAGGAAAAGAGATTATGGGAAAAAGAATTGAAGATCTGAAAGAAACAGCACCATGCGGAATGCTTATTCATTACACAGTAAATGAAGAAGACATGATCACATACAACGACATAAACGGACGCGGCGTTCACTGCGACAAGTGCGACGGCTGCACATGGAAGGGAATCTGTAAGCCAGAAGAACCGAAGAAAGCTATGTCACACAAGACATATATTGAAATTTACAATCTGATCGACGACGCAATGCAGGAAGCGGGCGAGAAGGTTGAAGAAGCTTGCAACAAACTTGCAAAATCAGACGCAGATCCGAAGTGCGTGCTTGCATGTAACATGGTGGAACAGATCAAGAAATACCAGAAGAGATACAACGAAATGAAAGCACTTCTGGAAAGGTTCGAAGCAGAGGTTGAAGAACCGAATGAAGGGAAGTGAAGACATGGGAACATGGAAAGAACATATTGACAAGCTGAAAAGCCAATGGATCGGGAAAGAAGTTGTTTACGAGAACGAGAAACACAGAGTTGTTGACGTGGACTACAACGGATTGTTGCTGATTGACAAAAAAGCAAGAATGACCGACACAACAGCGGTCGCAATTTCAAATATAAAAGAAAACTGACGCTGTGCTGCAACACAACGTCAGTTCAAGGCAATAGCGGGAGCGCGCTAAAACTGGTTTAGAGTTCTATTTTTATATTCGTCGAAAGTGAAAAGATCCGTCGAAAGTGAAGCTTGAAGTGAAGTTCAAGCGTTTTCGTCGCAAGTGCATTGTATATATACGGCAGCAGGACTGCCGCAAAAATGCAAAAATCTGTCATATCACACCGACTTTCTGCGCTTCCACGTCAAGCCTTTATGATTGTAGCACAAAGCAATAAAAAAATAAAGATATTCTTTATAAGCGCATACGACGGAAGGTAGAAAAGACATGGCATACAGAAAAATGACAGTAGAATACATACTCGACGATAGAGAGATCGAAGCACTGGAAGAATTGCTGGGAAAATGGCAGCAGTACAAAGGGAAAGACGGATCGCAGCCGTTCGAAGATTGGAAACTGGAAGATTTATTTCAAGCAATAATGCAGTACGGCTGCAAATATGATATTTCAAAGCACATAAAAACAGATCAATACAGACATGAACTGATTGAGGTTGAAGAACTGTGCAGCAGCGATCCATTCAGAACAAGATCGGAACGGGAGCAGGGAACAAGCCAGAAGGCATGAACCAATAAATCAAAAAGAAGGAAAGGAAAAAAAGAACATGGCAAAGTTAATCACAAAGAAGGAACAGTCAATTTCATGGAAGGAACTTGCGGAAGGAGTGAAAGCAGGGGAAATCGCATTGCAGCAGGGCGATACAGTTGAATTGAAACTGACAACTGGCGAAATCGTCTTCATGCAGGCTGTAAAAGTATCAGAGGACGGAAAACGCGTGACATTCGTATCAAAAGACTGTCTGGCAACTGAAATGCCTATGAATGAGGAAACAACAAACTACGGCGGCTGGGCTGAATCTGATCTTCGAAGAAGATTGAACACGGAAGTTTTCAACACTCTTCCAGAGGATCTGAAAGAAGTGATCGCAACAACAAAAAGAAGACAGTATGTGGACGGGAAGATCGTCGAATGTGAAGACAAGTTGTGGATCCCGTCAGAATATGAGATCCACGGACGCGAGATTTTCGCAGAACATGTGGAAGGCGAAGAACAGTTCGAACTTTACAAGGATAGACGCAACAGAATGAAGAAAGTCGGAAATGACGGAGAGGACACAGACTGGTACTGGTGCGATTCCCCGAACGCGTCGAACACGTCGCTCTTCTGTGTTGTCCTCTACAATGGTTATGCCGACTACGGCACCGCTTCGACTGCGCTTGCCGTCCCGCTCTGCTTCGAAATCTAAAATCATGAATCATGAATCCCGCCACGGAATGTGGCGGGGAAACACTCACGAAGAAAGGAACAAACGCAATGGAAGAAAGAATGCTGACAATGAGAGTAGAAGGCGAAGCGATCACACAGATTGCAAGAGAACAGTGCTATTACAGCAGAAAATTCGATTCGGCAATGAACATTCTGATCGCAAGTCTTCAGAACGAAGAACTTGAAGAAGGAGAAATCGCAGGAATTGCGCTTTCCATTCTGGACGGAAGGGCAGAAATAAAAGGGACATACCCAGACGGAGACTACAGACTGGAATATCTGGAAGCACAAGACGAAAAATGGAAACTTGGAAATTTGATCGACAAGATTGCAAGAGAATTGGAACAGCAGAAAAAGGAAAAACAAACACTGTTGAAAAAGTATCTTTTTGTTTTGGACAGTCTGGAAGAGTGGAAAAAAAGAAGTCTGAATGATGAATACTTCGAAGAATGGAATGAAAGATTGTTTGAAGACATTCCAGCAAGAGCAGAAACGCAGGAACGCAGCGGACTTCTTGAAAGCTTCTTGAAGAGAATGTCAGACAAAGAAGAACACACGACGGAAGACTACGGCTGGCTTGAACCGAATGGAACATTTCACGGCGTGGAGTGGGGAGAACATTCAAAATGGGCTGACGACTGGCTTCGTGATAACTTGACGGAAGAAGAATATGAAGAAACAGACTGTAAATACAGACTGTACAATTCGGGTGACGCACTTGTTGATCGTGGCTGGATCCTTCTTCACAATCCGTCACAAGGCATTGCATATCCGACAGAATCTGAAAACCATGTGCGAACAAAAGCACAAAAGGAATTCTTGTATGACTACTACATGGAAAGAAAGTGCTATTCAGAAGCGAACGAGATCTGGAAAGAAGGTGAATGACATGATCGGCAAAATCACAGTTCAAGAAGCAGCCGCAGTGCTGCACGTATCACAGCAATTCGTCAGAATCGGAATGCAAGAACGTGTTCTTCCGATAGGAACTGCACTGAAAATGTCTTCAAAGTGGACGTACAACATCACGGAAGGAAAGCTGGCGGAATATGCGGGCGTCGATCTGGAAGAAGAAATCGCGAGGATCCGCGGGGAAGGGATAACAGCATGAAACTTGAAGAAATGATCGAAGTCATACAGAACCCAGACAGAGTGCGGATTTTTAAGGATAAAGAACGGCTTTTCATGGGTTTTCGGGCTGCTTTGATCGGCGGATTCGGAAAGATCGACAAAGTAATGATCGAACACGGGAAAGACGAAGTGAAAAGCTTTCGTGCATGTCCAGAAATAACGCATAAGCAATGGAAAGAAAAAGGACTGATCCCGCCAGTGCAGCCAGAGGAAATGGCGCAGTACAGTTTCAGCGATCTTCAAATGTCGCTGTACTACGACTTTTATATATAACACGAAGCAAAAATCACTTCCGACGACAAAATAATAATCAGAAAGGAAATCAAAGAGAATGAAAAACAACAAAATCAAGATCGCGGGAGTGATCAAGGACAAGCCGCAGTTGATTCTTGACGCGTCAGAATATGAGCGTCGCAGATATGAAACAAAGCTTGTGGCAGAAAGAAAGAGCGGAACAGAAGATGTGCTGATCTTGCAGTTCGACGGATCTGCTATGCAGGAAGAAGACTTCGAAAAGCTGGAAGCGGGAACATGCGTGATTGTAGCGGGTGAGATCAGAACGGAGAATGTACGCGAAATTGTACCGACTGCGCCGACAGTAAAGATTTTCATTGCAGCAGGAAAAATCCAGATTGCAGAAGCGATCACTGAAAAACAGAACGTCGTTAAATTGTGCGGGCATATCTGCAAGGATCCACGCGCAAGAGGAACTTCAAAGGGAATACATATCACAGACATTATGATCGCTGTCAAAGGAAAGAAGAATGTCAGCTTCATTCCTTGTATTTGCTGGCAGAACGTAGCAGACGCAGCGGGAAAACTGAAAAAAGGAACATACGTGGAAGTAGAAGGACGCTTCCAGTCAAGAGAATATAAAAAAGCAATCGAAGGATCTGCGCCGTATCTCATGACAGCCTATGAAGTATCAGTTGTGCAGCTGGGAGTTGCAGAGGACGACGCAGAGCAGGAAGACGAATAACACGCACAGAAGGAAGGAAAGTATATCATGATCAAATTATTTATAAGAAGACAGCATGAAGAAACCCATAAAAGAGAAAATGCGAAAAGAGTTGTGATTGTCAAAACAAACCCACGTTGCGCAGGGCAGCAGGCAGAGGACATGCACATGATCGAAAGACTGTGCAAAGATATTCTGATCGCAGAAACACACGACGACGTGCTGATTCAGACGGCAATCGCTGTCGGATATGCGAACGCAATGAGGATTCACGGGATCGTTGAAGATACAGAAGCGGTGGACATTGTGGAAATGCTGGGGACAATGGGTGAAGATAAACTTCACGAAGTGGAAAAAATCAATGCAAATATTATCATGCGCAGATTACGAAAGAAGGTGATCCAGTGAGCGAGTATAGAAGAATCATTGCAGTTGACTTTGACGGGACACTTGCAGAAACAAAGTTCCCAGAGATCGTCGCACCGAAGCTGCGCATGATTCAATTTGTTAAACAGTTGCAGCAGCAAGGCTGCATTTTGATTCTGTGGACATGCCGCTGCGGAAAAGATCTGGAAGCGGCGTTGAAGTTCTGTGAAGAATACAGCTTGAAATTCGACTACATCAACGAAAATGTACCAGAGAACGTGGAAAAATGGGGCAATGATAGCAGAAAGATCTTCGCACATGAATACATAGACGACAAATCATGGTCGCCAGATCGCGAATCAATGTGGGGAAGATCTATGCGGAAACTACAGAGAAGGGCGAAGAAGCAAGGCGTGATTGCTTATGTGATCGCTATGCTTTTATATTTTGCTACAGTTTTTATTTTGAAGCATTTTAATGTGATTTAAGAAAGGAAGGTGCAAACATGGCAGCAGCGCAAGGAACATGCAGATTTTGCGGGCAGCAGATTCTTGTTGAAGACGGCGAAGGAATGACGGAGCCACAGCGGGACGAATGCGCAACGCTTCACTGTGAATGCGACGACGCGAAAGTGTATCAAGAAGCAGCACTTCGGAGAGATACAGCGAAACGGCGCGTTGACGAGTTATTCGGAGAAGGAGCGGGCGAACACAGACAGCCAGACGAAGTGATCGGAGAGATCAAAAGCGCGGTCGATCTGATCTGCGACAAGAAAGCGAAGAACATGACATTGACGATCAGAACTGGGCTGAAATGTAGAATCATGCAAATGGCAAAGGACAAGATCAAAGTTGTTAGAGAAATGTCAGACACGGATTCGTTCGAACAATAAAAGAAATGACCACAGAAAAGCAAATTGCACTTCCGACGATAAAAGAAGAAACCCACTTGAACGGGAATTCAAGTGGGCTTCGGCATAACATGCAAAAATTAAATTGATAAAAATATTATATAGCATGTATGCCAAAAAGTCAAGAAAATGGCGGGTTTGAAACCCGCGTGACGGACTTGTTAAGTTTATTATTTTACCGACAAAAAGGGGTTTACATACATGCCATACAAGAAGGAAGTTTGCAAAGCAGGAAAGACAAAACAGTACACGTATTACTACAGCATACGTGCAGACAAAAAAGAAGGATCCAGAAAGGCGAAAGAGAATAAGACCAGCGAAGCACAGAAGAAAGTGAATAGCAGGCAGGCAATAAAAAAGCTGACATGGATCTTGAATGCTAACTATGACGGAACAAGCCAGTACATAACATTCAGTTACGCGAAAGACAAAAGACCAGAAGATCCAGCAGCACTTCGAAAAGACGTTGAAAAATTACTGCGTGGAATAAGGGCAGCACAGAAGAAGGCTGGAACAGTTGCAAAATATGTCTGGGTTCCAGAAGTGGGAGAAAGGGGCGCAGCGCATGTGCATATGTGCTTGAACCACATTGACACACAAGTATTGAAGGGGCTGTGGGATAAAGGCTGGATCACAATTAAACCTATGGACGACAGCGGACAATATGCAAAGCTTGCGGCGTATTTCGTGAAGTATTCAGAAAAGACCATGAAGACAGCGGAAGGATTCGGGGGCAAGAGATACAACAGCAGCCGAAACCTTGTGATCCCAGAACCAGAGAAAACAACGATCAGAAGTAGAAATGCATACAATCACACAATTCAAGTTCCTTCTGGCTGGTATCTGGACAAAGAAAGTGTTCGTGAAGCATGGCACGAAGTGACGGGCTTCATGTACTTCACATATACGCTTGTAAAAAATGGCAAGAAGAGAAAACAAAAGAATCGTGATACATATTCGCTGAATCTGGAAACTGGCGAAATCGAGATCACAGAAAATCAGCAGGCAGAAAGGAACTAAAGCAATGGGATTGAATCAAGGATATTTGAAAGCAGCAAGAACAGAAGAAAGCAATGAACAGTATACGCCGTTTTATGCGGTGGATCCGATAACAAAATACATACCAAAGACGTTGAAAGTCTGGTGTCCGTTCGATTGCGAATGGTCAGCTTTTTTTCAAACATTTAAGCGGGGGGGTGGCAAGTAGAACGAAGCAGTCTTGAAGAAGGGCAAAATTTCTTTGAATTCGAACCGACAGAATATGACGTGATTATAAGCAACCCGCCATTTACACAGAAAGACGCAGTTCTGAAAAGGCTGTATGAACTGGGGAAGCCGTTTGCAATATTGTTGCCGTTGAATTCGCTTCAAGGCGTGTCAAGATACAAATATTTCAAACAAGGAATACAGATTTTGACATTCGATAAAAGAATCGGCTTTCACAATCCAGAAAACATGAAAGAGTACAAAAAGGGCAGCAGTTTCGCGACAGCGTACTTCTGCAAAGACGTTCTTCCGAAAGATCTAATTGTGGAAGAACTAAAAGAATACCAGAAAGCATTGAAGGAAGAAGAAAAATGAAAGCAAAATTGAAAAACAGAGATACAGACGGACTGGGATTGACACCAGAAAAATGGTATGACGTTCTGGACGTGGAATGCCACGGAGAAAAGGGCAGATTCGGAGAAGTCAAGAAAGTATTGATTCAGAGCGAGAAAAAGCGGGATCCAGAGTGGTACAAAGCAGAATATTTCATACTGACAGCAGAAGCACAGGTATACACTGACAATCAAGCGGCAGCAGGCGCAGCGCAGCCAGCAAGTTTGATGATAACAACAAGAAACGCTTTAGAAATGCAAGAAGGACTGAAAAAACAGATTGAAGATTCGATCTGGAAGAAGGCAAATGCAAACTTGATGTTCGGAGCGTAGAAAGGGGGTTCGACATGTACGGAAATTTGAAACGCGGTGAAGACACTGAACAAATGGGCGTCATTGACTGGGCGAATTGGAACACGGGAAGATTCCCAGAATTAAAACTTCTTTTTCATGTTCCGAATGGCGGAAAAAGAAATGCAGCAGAAGCAGCAAGATTCAAAGCAATGGGCGTCAAAGCAGGCGTTCCAGACCTATGTTTACCAGTACCACGCGGCGGATATGCTGGGCTGTATATCGAAATGAAATACGGAAAAAACAAGACAACAGAGAAGCAGGAAGAATGGATTCACAGCTTGATCGAACAAGGCTATCTTGTGAAGGTATGCTGGGGCGGGCAGGAAGCAACAGCGGTGCTGGAAGAATACTTGCAGCAAGGAAAAACAATCATGATAGATCCGTTGAACAGCTGGAACATGACGGAAGAAACAGACTGCATGGCGTCAGCACTTGCGGCGGCAGCAGTACAAGGGACTTGCCCGTTTGGAAGAAGTTTTGAATCTGAATTCTGCCTTCCGTTTCCAGAAGAAGGCGACTGTGCAATGTGCGTAAACAAATACATGATGATCTGGCTTAAAAAAATAGCTGGAAGATTCTTGAAAGGCGAAGGCAGTGCCGAAAACACTGTTTGACTGGAAATCAAAGTCGCGGAAAGTGTCATACATGTGCATGATATGCGGGAAAAAGTATGGGACGAAGCAAGAAGCGCACACTTGCGAATGGGCTGATAAACACGGAGCGACAAGACATGCAAATGGAATAAAAAAACAATCGAAGGAAAGAAGGAAAGAGAATGAAAACAATATCAGTGATCAACTTGAAGGGCGGAGTTGCAAAGACAACGACTTCGATCAATCTGTCAACATTGCTGGGGGATCGGTGGGGAAGACGTGTTCTTCTGATCGACAATGACAAGCAGGGAAATACAAGCCAGTTTTTCGGGAAATACATAAAAGACGCGACATGCGGATCAGCAAGAATTCTTCAAGGCGAAGAACCAGTGATTTTCACCACAAATCATGGAATTGATCTGATCAATGCAAACATGTCACTGGAAACGGCGGAAAATAAACTGCTGAAAAGCAATGAACGGCAGGACGTAAAATTGAAACAGTTTCTGGAAGGAAAAGCAAATCAGTACGACTTCTGTATCATTGACAATCCACCAGCTGTCGGAATGTGCGTGATCAATGCGTTATGCGCTTCTGACGAAGTAATTGTGCCAGTAAAGCTTGACAACTGGGCGATAGACGGAACGGAAATGATCACAGCAACAATCGAACAGCTGAAAGCATTAAACAAAAACTTGAAAAAAATCACAGTTCTGATCACGGACTTTATAAAAACGCCAGAAAGCGTGGCTGCGGAAGAATGGATCAGAAAAAATTGCAAAGTACCAGTTTTCAAGACGAAGATTCGATTTTCGAAGAAGGTCGATAGCGCAACATATTACAAGGAGCCACTTGACAGATATTCATTGATGTGCGCGGCAGCAGTGGACTACAGAAAACTTGCAAAAGAATATCTGGGAAAGGAATAAAAGGACATGGAAGGATTCAACATTATGGACATTCTGAACGGAACAACAACGGCAGCAGCTACAGTGGAAGCATTCAAAGACGTCAAACTGAATTATCAGTCAATCATTGCGACGAAACACAACAAGTACAGCATGGAAGAGATCGGAGAACTGGCGACGGGAATTCATATGGCAGGGGAACTGCAACAGCCGCTTGTTTTGGGAAAGATCGGCGAAGAATACTGGCTTGTATCTGGACACAGAAGACTTGAAGCAATCAAAATGCTGGTAAACGAAGGCGAAGAAGAATTCGCGGAAATTCCTTGCAGATACAGAGACATGACAGAAACAGAATTCAGAATGCAACTTCTGATCGGCAATACATTCAACAGAAAAATGACGGACTACGACAGAATGACGCAGGCGGCAGAATGGAAAGAAGTTTTGCAGCAGGCAAAGAAGGACGGAACATTCAAGCCAGAAAGGGGAACGCGAACACGTGACTATATTGCACAGATTCTGGGAGTTGCGCCAGCAACAATCGGAGATCTGGAAAGAATCAACAATAATGCGACTGACGCAGTAAAAGAACAGTTGAAAGAAGGCAATATGAAGTTGACGACTGCGGCAGAAGCAAGCAGGCTTCCAGAAGAAGATCAGAACAATATTGCAGAAGCCGTGGCAGCAGGCGAGGACGTGAAAAGCGAAGAGATCAAGCAGCTGGCGAAAGAAAAGAAAGAAGAAGAGCATTGCAAAGCAACAATGGATCAAATGCAAGAAACTGTGTCAGATACTGACACAACAGAAGAAGAGAAGGAAAACGCAAGACGACTTCATGCTTTGAAAATGCTTGAAAAGTATTATATATACATGAGCGAAGACGATCTGCGTTGTTTGGACGCAATGCTGGAAGATTGCAAGAGAAGAAAGCGGGAATATGCGCTGGAAGATTGCGGGGTGACTTCATGCGAATAACTATTGAAATTGACGACGGGAAGGACGTCAAAGTGACAAAGATTGAAGAGCGGGAGCAGGAGCAGCCTGAAGGAATGGAAGAACTGACGCAGGAAGAAGCAGAGAGATTCGAAACAGCTTCGGACATAGCGAGTTATTGCGAATATCTGGAAGAAAGCGAATTGATACAGTTGAAGTTGATTGCGGCGAAATGCAAAGTAAGAAAGGAACGTGAAAAATGAGAAAAGGGTTAGTGAGAGATTCAGAAGAAATTGTCAAAAAAGAATTGCAGGAAGCAAACAAAGCTTTCAGAGCGTTCGAAAGCACACATGAAGGATATGCAGTTGTACTGGAAGAATTCGAAGAATTGAAAGAAAGATTCGATCAGACAGAAGAGATCTTGAAAAATGTGTGGTTATTAACAAAGCAGAATGCAACGAAAGAAACATTCAAAGCTGTGCTGGAAGACGCGAACGCGATCACAATTCAGCTGGTGGCAGAAGCAGTGCAGACGGCAGCAATGTTCCAGAAATTTGAACAGTTCAACGGAAAGCGGGTGTGAAATGAACACGGCAGCAGTGATCGCCTTCGCGGTAGTAATCTTCATTTATGTTGAATTGGCAATTTTTGCAGGGGCTTACATGTATTTGAAGACGACGCAGAACACAGCAGAGGACGAGGACAAGAAGAAAATAAAAAAATATAGTGTGGTCGCTGGGATCTTCTTCCCAGTGACATTCGCAATCATAGCAGCATACAAGGCAACGGAAAGGAAGTGAAACACATGAATACAACAGCAGTGGCAATCACGGCGATTATATGCACGACATTAGTGATCATTACTTTGATCGGCAAAATCGGAAACAAGAAGGAAAGAAAGGACAAGGGCAATGAATAAAGTCATATTGCTTGGAAGACTGACAAGGGATCCAGAATCACGCTGGACACAGAAGCAGGGTTCACAAGAACAAACATGCGTTGTCAGATTCACGCTGGCGGTAGATCGCCGCGGACGAGATCAAGGCGCAGACTTTATCACATGCGTTGTGTTCGGAAGGTCGGCAGAGAATGCAGAAAAGTATTTGAAGAAAGGTTTGAAAGTTGCGTTATCTGGAAGAATTCAGACGGGAAGCTACACGAATAGGGACAATGTAAAAGTATACACGACAGACGTTGTTGTGGAAGAATGGGAGTTTGCAGAGAGCAAGGCGGCAGCAGGGCAGCAGGCGACACCAGATGACGGGTTCATGCATATTGACGACGACATGGACGAACAGCTTCCGTTCACATAAGAGACACAACAGACACGTCACAGAACACGCAGAGAGGGCGAGAACGGCAAGCTAATAAAAGATTGATAAATATATAGGCTTGTAGTATAATAAAGGCGTGAACGAACGACACACACAGCAGACGACGAAAGGTTTGTTGTGTGTGTCTTTTTGTTTGCATACTTTCCTTCGTGCTGGTGCTGCTATGCAGTAGCACCAGCAATTTGAAAGCGTGTGATTGTATGACGATAACAGAAGACCAGCTTGAAGCATGGATCCGACGACTGATCAAAGAGAATAAACTTGAAAAGTTTTATAAATGGCGCGAGTGGCGAGAACTGTCGGAACAGATCAAGAAAGAAAATAATTATGAATGTCAGCTGTGCAAAAAGCGTGGCATTCATACACCAGCAAGAAGTGTTCATCATGTGCAGTGGGTACGGAAGCACCCGCGGCTTGCTATGTCAAGGACGTACACATACAACGGGAAAGAGTATGTCAATCTTATTCCATTGTGTGAAGCGTGCCACAATGAGCAACACCCAGACAAAAGAGTGAAGACAGAGTTCAAGAAGGAACATTTCGTGAATGAAGAACGCTGGTGATAGTCCCCCCACCTAAAAAGAATCAGATTTTCGGATATGGACGGGAATCGGGGATGGGGGTAGACAAAACGGATAATCGCGCGCACGTAAGGGGGTGGTATATATGGCAAAAAAACCAGATACAAGAAGTGAAGACGTAAAGAGGATCACAAGGTCAAAACTGTATAAAGAAATTGAAAAAGATCTTCGCGATCAGCTGGAAGCAAACGGAACATTCGGCAAATTTTTCGACGATATGATCAGCGACTACATGGCAATGTATGTCACAAAAACTTTGCTTGTCGAAGATATACAAAAGCGTGGAACTATCGTGCCTTACAACAACGGCGGCGGTCAATCTGGATATAAGAAAAACGAAGCCGTGGACATGTTCAACAAGACGAATGCACAAATGTTGAAACTTCTTTCGGAACTGGGATTGAAAGCCAATGCCGCGATAGGTGGTGGCGACTATGGCGACGAATTATAGAGATATACCAGAACTTGCCGACTATATAAAAATGGTCGAAAACGAAGGTGAAAAAGGGTACAAAAAAGTATCAAAATGGCAAAAAAAACTTGTTAAATTTATCAAAAAAGTCTTCGAAGACGAAGATTTAATCATAAAAACAGAACAACTTGAAAAATACATGTCGCTACAGAAATATTTTGATTTTGGGTTGTTTGAATGGGAAAAATTCGTCTTCACTTTGCATTGCTGCACGTTCCGTCAAGACGGGCTTCCGCGTTTCCCAGATCTCATGGTTTTGGTAGCGCGAGGAGCGGGGAAAAACGGCTATCTTGCTTTTGAAGACTTCTGTCTGATCAGTCCATATTGTGAAATAAAGCAATATGATATTGATATATGCGCCACAGCCGAAGAGCAGGCGCGCACTTCTTTCGACGATATCTACAACATTCTTGAAAACCCAGCACAAACGAAGAAATTGAAAAGATTTTTCTACTGGAACAAAGAAGTGATCACTGGTAGAAAAAACAAATCAAAAATCAAATATAGGACAAACAATGCAAAATCAAAAGACGGACTGCGATCTGGAAAAGTTGATTTTGATGAAGTACACGCATACGAAAACTACGATAATATCAAAGTTTTCACGACGGCACTTGGAAAAAAACCACACCCGCGGCGGACATACATCACAACAAACGGCGACGTATGCGACGGCGTTCTGGACGATTTAATTGAAAAAGCGAAGCGTATTCTTGACGGAGAAACAAAGGACAACGGATTTTTGCCGTTTATCTGTATGATTGACGACGAAAAAGAAGTTCATGACGAAGAATGCTGGTACAAGGCGAATCCGTCATTGCAATATTTGCCGAATTTACTTGAAGAAACGCGCAAAGAATATGTTGAGTGGTGCGAAAACAGATCTTCTTCAAGTGATTTTATGACAAAGCGCATGAACTGGCGGCAAGGAAACAGCGAAGTTGAATTGACAAGCTGGGAAAACATACTTGCGACAAAGCAGGAAGTGTCAGAACCGATTCAAGGAGAAATGGCAGTCGTGGGAATTGATTATACAAAAATCAACGACTTTGCTTCCGCAGGAATATTGACAAAACGCGGTGCAAAATACGTCTGGAAGCAGAAAACGTGGGTGTGCAAGAACAGTGCAGATCTTTCAAGAATAAAATACCCGCTAGAAGAGCCAGAAGAAACGGGAGAACTTGAAATGGTGGACGCGCCAGAGATAGATCCGAATTTGATTGTTGACTGGATAGAAGAGCAAATGGGAACGTATTCGATACAAATGACAGCACTTGACGATTACAGATACGCACTACTTAAAAACGCATTATTACGACTAGGCATAAGCTATGAAAATAAAAATATAAAGCTTGTTAGACCTTCCGACAAAATCAAGGTCGAACCAATAATTGACAGTGCTTTCAGAAATCACAATATAGTGTACGGAGATTCGTCGCTAATGCGTTGGTATACGAATAACACAAAAAAAGTGAAGTCAAAGAAGTACGGAAATTATGAGTATCAAAAAATAGAAGCAAAAAGCAGGAAAACAGACGGCTTTTTTGCTTTTGTGGCAGCTATGACAGAACAAGAATTGATCCCAGAAGAGCAAGCAAGCAACGACATTCTTCCAGTATTCACAATGTAAGGGGGTGAGAATTTGAACGCAGGCGATTTTTTTCAAAGAGCATTCGGGAAAAACCAAAAAATAACATTAAAAATGCAAATCGAAGAAGAAATCACAGAAGTTTTCTTCAAAGAGTTGGCGACAGCGTGCGCGGTCAATATGATTGCAAGCACAATCGCAAAGTGCGAAATCAGAACATTCATAAAAAACGAACAGCAGAAAAAGGAAGAATATTTTCTGTGGAATTATGAACCGAATCAAAATGAAAACAGCAGCGACATGATTCAGAAATTCATTACAAATCTGTGCTATGACAATGAAGCGCTGATTGTTGAAGTGAATGGACGACTATATGTTGCGGATTATTTTTCACGCAGACAATATGCTTTGTACGACGACGTGTTTTCAAACATTGTGATCGGAGATATGACACTACAGAAGACATTTACTTCAAGCGAAGTGATATATATGCAGCTGAATAATATTGATGTAAAGCAGCGACTTGAAGGATCATACACAAGTTACGGACAGACGATCGCAAAGTCAATCAGAAATTTAATAAGATCACATGGACAAAAAGGAATTCTGGATATTGACGCGCAAACATCAGCGCAGAAAGACTTCGCAGAGAAGCTTCAAACACTTATGGACGATAGATTCAAGCCGTTCTTCGAAGCTTCGCAAGCAGTCCTTCCGTTGACTTCTGGATATAAATACACAGACGTTACAAAAGACAGTGGTTCAGCACCGACACCAGCAGATCTGAATGAAAGAATCAATTATGAATTTGAACTTGCGGGGCGGGCGTTTAGGATCCCAAAATCCTTGATACTTGGCGACGTGTCGGACGTAGAGAAGATCACGAAAAACTTTTTGACATTCGCCATTGATCCAATATGCGAAAAGCTGGGCGAAGAGATCACGCGAAAAAGATATGGCGTGAAGCAGTTTGCAAAAGGCAACTATGTTGATATAAATACAAACTGCATTCAGCACATTGATGTATTTGAACAATCATCAAACGCAGAAGGACTTCTTCGAAGTGGTTTATATTGTATAGACGAACTTCGAACAAAACTGGGTGACACAGCTTTGAAGACTGACTGGTCACAAAAGCACTACATAACAAAAAATTACACAGAAGCAGAACAAATGGATCATCTTGGACAAGAAAGGAGTGAATAAAGTTGAAGAAACAGCAGGCACAAGCGCAAGCGCATTATTGTTTCAAGCAGGAAGCGGGAAGCAATATTGTAAAATTGTACATTTATGACGACGTTTCAGAATACGGCGAATTTGACTGGTGGACTTGGGAATACAAAGAAAGCGAGACTTCCGCAAAGTATTTCAAAAAAGCACTTGAAAATGTGTCGGAATCCGACACGATCGAACTTCACATCAATTCATATGGTGGATCCGTCAAAGAAGGCGTTGCAATATACAACCTTTTGAAGCAGAAAAAATGCAAAGAGATCGTCGCATATGTTGACGGGTTCGCATATTCGATCGCTTCTGTTATTTTGCAGGCAGCAGACAGACGAATCATGGGACTGGGAACAAGCCTTTTGATTCACAACATGTGGTTGAGCATTGCGGGAAATGCAGACGATCTGCGAAAGGCGGCAGACGATCTGGACGTTCTCATGGAATCAAACAGACAGATCTATCTTGAACGCGCAAACGTGACAGAAGAAGAGTTGATCAACATGATGAACAAAGAAACGTATTTGACACCAGAAAAAGCAGTGGAAATGGGATTCGCCGACGAAGTTGATAGCAGCAAAGACGCGGATCCAGAAGACGCAATGCAGGCAATGCAGCAACAGTTGCAGCAAATGCGAAGGACTATGACAGAACAGAAGGAATTCAGAACAGAACTTCGCGAATTATACAGAACTGCAATGAAAAAGGACGACGAAGACGACGAAGACGACACAGACGTCGAGGACGACACAGACGACGAGGACAACAACAGCGA